ACAACTACTACTACATATCAAGCTAGATATACAACTACCCATGATTTACTACATGGCGGAGAAGGTTGGCAACAAGGAGATAACTTTACAGTATTTATGAAAGATGCTATTTATAAAATCACTGTTGATTCTATAAGTACATCCGTAGTACAAGCTAACTTAGCTTTAGTCAGACCACAACCTACACCGTTTGACACAGAAACAACTATTACTGCTGAAAGTATTCTTGGTGATATTAGAAAAGGTTTAACTGGTAGTGCTACAGCTACTACAGGTAATGGATTTACTGTTTCACAAATTGGTACAGGACTACATATAAGCAGATCTGCTATATTCAACGCCTCTACGCCCGTAGGAGAGCTGTTAAACGTTGTTGCTAGTAAAGTTAACGATGTAGGTGACTTGCCCTCTCAGTGCAAGCACGGCATGGTTGTAGAAGTTGTGAATAGTGTTGCCGACGAAGACAATCATTACGTTAAATTTTTTGGTAATAATGACAAAGATGGTGAGGGTACATGGGAAGAATGTGCTAAACCGGGTAGAACAATAAGGTTAAAGTATTCTAAAATGCCAGTGCTTCTTATAAGAACTGCTGATAGTAATTTTAGATTAACTGAACTTAACGGTTCTACATATACTATTTCTGGAGTTACATACTCTGTACCTCAATGGGATGATGCAATAGTTGGTGATGATGTCACTAACCCTGAACCATCATTTATAGGTAATACCATAAGTAAATTGGTATTTTTTAGAAATAGATTTGGAATACTTTCTGATGAATTTATTGTCATGTCTCGTCCCGGAGACTTTACTAACTTCTTTGCTAAGTCAGCTATTCAGTTAACAGCTAGTGACCCTATTGATATAGCAGCTAGTTCAGAATATCCAGCACTTTTATTTGATGGCATACAGGTAAACACAGGTTTACTTTTGTTTTCTAAAAATCAACAATTTATGCTCACTACAGATAGTGACGTATTCAGTCCCACTACAGCTAAAATCAATGCTCTTTCTACTTACAACTTTAACTTTGCAACTAACCCTATCTCTCTTGGTACTACAGTCGGCTTCTTAGATAATGCCGGTAAGTTTTCAAGATTTTTTGAAATGGCACAGGTACAGAGAGAAGGTGAACCAGAAGTACTTGAACAAAGTGCAGTAGTTTCTAGGTTATTTGAAAAAGATCTAAAAACTATATCTAATTCTAGAGAAAACTCAATAATCTTTTTTAGTGAAGAAGGTACTTCAACTCTTTATGGTTATAAATACTTTGATAATGTTAGAGAAAGAAAACTAGCAGCTTGGTTTAGACGGACATTAACAGGAACTATTCAGTATCACTGCATGCAAGATGACAACTTGTTTGTTGTAGTTAGAAATAATAACAAAGATCAGCTACTTAAATATAGTATTAAGATGGATGCTAATACTTTTGCTGTTGCAGAAAACAGAGTTCATCTAGATCATTTGATGTCAGTTACAACAGCATCTAATACTTATAATTCTACGACAAATAAAACAACATTTCCTAAACCAACTGGTATAGAAAGTACAAATCAACTAGCAGCTTATGATGTTGACTCAGGAACTGAGTTAGGTAGATATGGTCTTATAACTATTAATGGTAGTAACTTAGAAATAGATGGTAACTGGTCTAGTCAAACATTTTTGATTGGTCATCAGTTTACTATGGAAGTTAAGTTACCTACTATTTATTATGTAACTAGAGAAGGTGAAACCTTTAAAGCTGATACTAGATCTAATACAATTTTACATAGAGTAAAGTTTGGGTTTGGTCCAGTAGGTATATATGAAACAACACTAAGTAGAACTGGTAGAGTTGACTATACAGAAGTATTTGAATTAACTGCTGCTGACCAATACAAGGCAAACGCGGCAGGAATTATTGATGACAATATTTTAAGAACAGTTTCTATATACGACAGAAATATAAACGCATTATTAACACTTAAATCTACACACCCAGCTCCAGCTACAGTTCATAATATGACATGGGAAGGAGTATATACAAACAATAATTACACTCGTGTCTAAATACATTCACCCAGCAACATTGGAAGCTGCCTTACAGGTGGCTTCTAATTTATTACCAGCAGACCGTAGAGAGGTAACTGAAGGTCATGGACATGACCCTGAAAATGCACTAATCGTAGGTTATCAAAACTGCGACTCAGTTTATTTTGAAGTGCCAAATGGCGAGATAGCAGGCATGGCAGGAGTCCATAGTAATGGACAAATCTGGATGCTTTGCACCCCAGCTATTTACGAATATCCTCATACCTTTGCTAGAGAAGCAAGACGGTATGTGAAGTCAAGAAAAGAAAAGTTACTGTGGAACATTGTTGACGAAAGAAACAAAGTCCATTTAAAGTTACTTAGGTTTTTAGGTTTTAAATTTCTTAGGAGATTTACCTACGGACCAAACAATTTATCCTTTATAGAATTTTGCCATGTGTGCACCAGCAGCCGCTGCCGCGCTTAGTTTTGGTTCTGCCGCCGTTGGTGCCGTAGGACAGGCACAAGCCGCTAAACAAAGAAACGCAGCAGCCAAACGACAATACGAACACAAACTAAAAATAAGAGAAAGAAAGTGGATGATGGACAGATCTTTGTTTAAAACAAAGGTTGTTCAATTTGAAAAAAGTATTAGTGAATCTAATCTTGCAGCTCAAAGAGCTTACACACAATCTCAAATAAATTTAAACAACATAAGAGTTAAAGCTTTAATGGACCATCAAGAAGACTTTAGAAGCATGCTTGAAGCTGAAGGGTTACTAGAAGCTCGTGCCGCTGAAAGAGGTGTTAGAGGAAAGTCTATATTTAGGGCTTTGAATTTAAACCTTGCTAAAATGGGTATGGCTAATACTCAACGTAGTAGAGCTCTAACTCAGTCACAATATGCTTATGAACAAGGTAATGAAGCAGTAAGAAGAAAGTTAATAGGTGACAAGAATAATGCTTGGAATAAAGTTTCTATTCAATTAGTACCAGATATGGCAGCACCAGCACCAGTTTATGAAAATCCAAATTCAATTCTAGCATATGGATTATTAGGAGCAGCCTTAGATGCTGGTGGACAGTATGCCAGTACTAAGATTCCTTCAATAAGTAATGGTGGTAATGAGGGTGGTAATAATAGTAAATCTGAAGGCGAAGGCGAAGGCAAGGAGAAACAAAAATGACTTACTCATTTACACCGGGACAATATGATCCAGTAGAACAAACTGACATAGTTCCAGAACAAGAAAAAAGTAATCAAAGAATCTTAGATTCTGAAGAAAAATACTTTGATGAAATGAGAGACAGAGATGATGCTTTAGTTAAAAAGACTCAATCTCAATGGGAATCTCTTGGAAATTTATCATCTAAAGTTAATGACTTTATTAAAGTAAAAGCAGAAAAAAATAAGAAAGAAGCATTACAGAGAGGTTCTTATCTAGCTCTAATTAATCCAGCTAGTAAAGAGCAGATCCAAGCATTAGCCAATCAAGAAAAAGGACTAATGGACTCACATCTAAAAGTGAGTAAAATAGCAGACCAAATACTTGAAGATACTGGTGACTTTGAACTTTCAGAACAATTCAGAAATTTATCTGGATGGGAACAGTATGCTTATGTTAAAGCTAGTCTTACAAAGGCAGCTAGAGGTTATACTGATTTTAAGAATGAAGCAAGAAACACTACATTTATAGAAGATAAAAATACTGGAGAAAAAATTGGTTACAATAATAATCCAGATGCTTCTCAGTTAAGAGCATTAGATGCTAAAGTAAGGTTTGAATTTTCTGAGCAATTCCTTGGTGTTAACGAGCAACTTTTAGCAGCTACCGTTGGTCCTGAAATAATGAAGATTGACGAAGCTGAGTATGAAGAGGCTAGAAAAGAAAGGAATGAAAGAGCTAAAGATTTTAAAGTTCAACAACAAGAAAATGATATTTTAGATAACATTGGAGATAACCCAGAACTTTCAAGAGAGTATGCTGATAATTGGGTTAAAATGAATACAGGTTTGTATGGTGGTGTATCTAATGCAAGACTTGCTTTTCGTAAAAAAGTAATTGATGCAATTTCAGATGGAAACCTTAGTTCAGTTGATGCTGAAGCTATGGTTAAAGCACTAGCATTTCATAGTGGTGATCAAAAAAATGTTAATTTAGAACACTACAAAGAATTCAAAGGTTTTGAACAAGAGATCAGAGAAGCTAATGCTAAGTACAGATCGAAAAAATTAGACACTGATAAATTTGTAGTAGAAGCTAATGCTGAAAAACTTCGTGAAGAAATTGAGAAAAGTGGTAATGTATTAACTATTGACCAAAAAAAAGCTTATTTAAAACAACGTGAAATAGATTTTCCAGACATACCTTTAAATCAAGATGAACAATTTTTGATTTATGGTTATCGAGATGATGATGCTATGAGAAAAATTCTTAATCAAAAAAACCTTGCTCACGGAGGAATCACTCAACTAGATTTAAAAGAAGCAAGTCCTACAATTAGAACAGAATTTGCAAATAAATTAATACCTGACGGTAATCAACAACTTATTACTATTAACTCGTTAGGTACTGAAGATAAAAAATTTGTAACAGATTTGGTTGCAAACAGTGCTAAAAGTACTGGGTCTTTAGAAGCTAAAAATATTCAATACTATGCACTCTTAGCTGCAACTGAAAAAACTTACACAACAGCCTACAATGATTCTATTGCGGCAGGATATGATCCTGCTAAAGCTACAGAAGCAGCTCGCACAGCTATTCTTACTGAGCATGGAAATGACGATTGGGTAACTGCTAATTCAGAATACCAAACTTTTTCCAGAAACGATGAGTACGAAAGAAAATTAGTTGCTGCAAAATCACAAATAAGACCTGAAGATCATGGGTATGCAACTGCACAACTCGAAGCACCTATTGCACAAAGAGAAGAACTTAAGTCTTGGGCTGCAAATGGTGGTAAAGGACCAGTTCCTTTTTACTACCAAAAACTAGCTTCTGACGCTAACATTCTTCCTAGAGAGTTAGCTTGGAGACAAGCTGAAATAATGGGTTATCCCGGACAATGGAATCAAAATGAAGAAATTAAAAAATTTGACATACCATTATCTATGTTGCATATGTTTTTAAACAAACCTACAAAAAATAAAAAGAAAAGGTTTGAGTATGACACAGAAAATTATAACAAAGACAATACAGACGAAGTCAACCCTTACGAAGAAAACGAAGACATTGATTAATGAGTAACTGCGGTCTCATTTAAATCTTTATCTTTAATTATTACTGCGGTAAAACATGGATGAATTAGAATTTACAATAGAAGCTCCTACACCAACGGAGCCTATATCAAATGAGGAATCTGCTAAACAAGCAGAGGAAGCACAAAAACAATTAGACTATAGAAGACAACAAGAAGCTGAAAGACTTCAGCAGCAAGAAATAAATGAAAACGCTGCACTTCAAAAGAAAAGCGAAATTGAAGACACTAGAAATAAAGAAAACTGGGGTGTAGGTGAATACACTAAAGAACTGTTTTCTGCATTAGGTGGTGGTCTTCAAGACACTGCCTCCTCTCTCATAACCCTTCCTGAAAGGCTTATAGATATGGCTACCGGTGAAATGGGTAGAGAGAATAAAGAAGGTGGATACAAACCTGAATGGGATGATTTCTTTGTTAATGATGAAAACCCTATAGAAACTAAAATATGGTGGGGTGGAGCACTTAGAGGCTTAACACACTATGGAACTTTAGCTGCTGTACCTATTGGAAAAATTGGAGTGGTAGGTAAACTAGGTAAACTAGGTAAATCAGTAGTGCCTGCTATAATTAAAAAACCCATAGCTGGTGCTTTAGCTAAAAGAACTGCTACAGGAGCAATGACTTTAAAAGGAAAGCTTATTCGAGGAGCTGTAAGTGGTGCAAAGGTAGACGCACTATCTAGATATTCACAAGACACTAACGCTCTTGGTGTATTAGAAAGTCATTTTACAGGATTAAATATCCCACTTGCTACTAAAGAACATGACCATCCTATGATGAAGACATTTAAAAATGTTGTAGAAGGTATGGGTTTAGGTATTTTATCTGACACTGTTTTACATGCTTTATTATCTGGTGCTAAAAGCACAAAAGGTGCTGTAACAGGAAAGTTTAAGGGTAGTGGTCCTACACCTGAAGCAAATGTTGTTAAGAATATGCAACAAAGTAGAGAAATACAAAGAGTTAAAACAGGTAGAATACAATCTAATGGAAGTAAAGTTGACCAAGCAAGATTAAAACAAATCAATCAAGAACTTGGTGGTAATCCATTTGATGAAGAATTAAAAACAGTAACTGAGCAGAGAGCTGTATTAAAAAAACAAAAAAAAGCTTTAGTTGCTAATCTTGATCCTGACGATGTAAAAGCTAAAGAAGAGATTTCTCAACTAACTGCTACAATTAAAGAAGCTAATAAACGAGCGAAAACTGCAAGATTAAAAAGCAATAAGTGGACACCTAAGAATGCTGATGAAGCTCTGATAAAAGAACGTGACGAAATAGTCGCAAGAATAGAAGAAGGTAAAAGTAAATTTGGTGCTTATAAAAACCCTGACTTAGCTGACAAACATCAAGGTAATGCTAATGCAACTGAAGATTTATATAACGTAAATGAATCTCGTAAAATGCAAAAGACTTTAGGTGGAGCAGAAGATGGATCTATTGGAACTGTTGTAAGTGTCAATGGTAGAAAAAACATTGCTGCGTCTTCTAAGATGACTTGGGACGAAATTACAAAGATAGAAAAAGCTTTTAAATCAAATGAGTTAATTAGACAAGATATATCTAAAGCTAGATCAAGAGGTTTAACTACAGACCAGTACTATGCTGAAAACATTTCTCTTTACAAAGAAATGGTTGAAGGTCGTAATACTTCTAACATGACAGTAGAAGAGTTTCTAGCTCCTGCTAAAGCAAGAGGTCTTGACCAAAGAGTAGTTGATGGAGAAATAGTTTATGCAAACGTATTACCATCCACTGCCAACGCTTTAGACTTAGTAGCTGGAGATTTATTAAGAAAGTTAAGAGATACCGGGATAATGAGTAGAGAGATCGAAGACATTTTTAATTTAAAAGATGTTGATGGTCCTATACAAACTATGGTAGAACAGCTTATTGGTGTTATACGTACAACCAAAATGGCTAGATATGCTGCTGGTAGAAGTCTTAAAGACTTTGATAACATTGCAATCAGAAAAGAAATGTTTGCTGATGTTGATAAACAAGTCAAAGAACATGTTAAATCTTTACAATTAGCTGTTGAATTAGCTGGTAAAACAGGTGACGATAGTCTTCTTAATGGTATTAGAGAAATGATTTCTCAAGCTAACCATCCATCTGATGTAGAATCATTAATGACATTTTTACGTACTAAGATGCGTGGTGGAGAACTAAACGGAACTAAGAAAACAGGTGAGCTAGTCAGACAGTTAGGAATGGTAATGACTAATAGTGTTTTATCTGGACCTAAAACTCCAGTGCGAGCTATTATGGGTACATCTAGTGCCGTCTTTTTAAGACCTATGGCACAAATGGCTGGTGCTGCAATAGGCGGAAATGGAAAAGTTTATAGAGAAGCATTAGCTGATGTAAATGGTATGATACAATCTATACCAGAATCTTTTAAATTATTTAAAAGTAAGCTTAATAGTTATTGGTCAGGAGACATAGCAGACATCAAAACACGTTTTGCTGAAGTCACTACTGGCGATAGTAACTGGGAAGCTATGAAATATATGATTGAAAAAGAAGGTACAGCAGCAGATAAAGGTATTTTCTACATGGCTAATATGGCTAGAGCTGCTAATGATAATAAGTTTCTTACATATTCCACTAAAATTATGGCAGCTACTGACGACGCCTTTGGTTATATTTTAGGTAGAGGTAGATTGAGAGCTAAAGCATACAGAAAAGTTTTAGCAGAAGCTGGTGGAGAGTTTGGTGAAGTAACACCTGATATGGTAGCTAAAGCTGAAAGTTCATTTGTTGATGATATATTTGATGCAGAAGGTGGTTTAAGAGATGAGTATATTAAAGGAGCAAAAAGAGAAGCTACTTTAACTCAAGACTTAAATGGTTTTGCAAAAGGATTGAACACAGTATTTGAAAGTCAACCTTGGGCTAGACCTTTCTTCTTATTTGCTAGAACAGGTGTAAACGGTTTAAACTTAACAGCTAAACATACTCCCGTATTTAACTTTTTAGTTGACGAATGGAATGATATTGCATTTGCTAAACCCGGAGACTTTTCTAAAGTAAGTAAATACGGTATAGAAACTGCTGAAGATTTAGCCAATGCTAGAGCTATCCAAAATGGTAGACTAGCTATGGGTGCTGGAGTCATATTTATGGCTGGTCAAAAGTTCTTAAGTGGTGAGTTACATGGTAACGGTCCTGCTGACAGACAAAAAAGACAGACATGGCAAGATGCTGGTTGGAGACCTAGAACTATTAAAATTGGTGATGCTTGGGTTAGCTATGATGCTTTTGAACCATTTAACCAAATACTCGCAATTATGGGAGACATTGGAGATCATCAAGAATTAATGGGTGAAGAGTGGGCTACAGATAATTTCCAAAAGTTATCTTTAGTTATTGCTCAAGGTATTACCAGTAAATCTTATATGGCTGGTTTACAACAATTTATTGAATTGTTTTCAGGTAGACCCGGACAGATACAGAGAATGGTTGCTCAATTAGCAAACAACACTTTACCTTTAAGTAGTTTAAGAAATGAGTTAGGCAAAGTATTAACTCCATATACAAGAGAGTTAGGATCTGATATTGATGATTCTATTAGAAATAGAAACTTAATAACTGAAAGTCTTGCGTCTAATCCTTTACCAATTAAATATGATATGTTAACTGGTAGACCAATTAAAGACCATGATTTTATAACAAGAATGTTCAATGCTTTTTCTCCTGTTCAATTAAATATGGATTATAGTCCCGGAAGAAAACTTTTATTTGATAGTGGGTATGATTTAAGAACATCTACTTACTATGCTCCTGATGGAACTAATTTAAGTCAAAGTCCTAGACTAAGATCGTTATATCAAAAAGCGATTGGAGATCAACAGATAATTCTTAAATTAGATAAATTAGCTACAAATCCCGGAATTTTAGAATCTATAGAAGAAATGAATTATAACCGTGATAACGGTCTAAAACATATTGATCCTAAAAAATATGCACATAATATTAAAATTAAACGTATTTTTGAAAGAGCTAAAGAAATAGCTTGGAACAGAATAAAAAATGATCCAGAAATTCAAAAACTAATACAAGAAGAAAGAAGAAAAGAATTACAAGGAATACAAGTAAACAGACAAAGTGTTAAGACAATAACTAACATGAGAAAATAATCCACCGCCAAACAATTAAATTAAATTAAAATGGCAACATTTACCGACAACGGTGGAGGTGCACCTAATGGTTCCGATCTGGAATTTACGTACACCTTCCCAGTCATACAAACTGAAGATGTAAAAGTTTCTCTTAACGGAGTAACACAAGCGACAACTAAATATGCTGTTGACAATGTCAGCAACCCTACAAAAATAACTTTCAACAATACCAGTGTAGACAGCTCTGTACAAGAGACTTCTGGAGCACCTAAGTCTGGTGTACGTGTTAGAGTTTATAGAGAAACAACTGTTGGTAAAACAGATGGTAATGAAGATCCTAAAGCTGTATTTGCAGCCGGGTCTTCTATTCGTGCTATAGATCTTAACGCAAACCAAGAACAATCGTTAATGGCTATACACGAGTTACAAACTCGTCCTGTTGAAACAGAAGATATAGAAGCTGATGCTATTACAAATGCAAAAATAGCAACAGATGCCGTTAATGCAGATAGCATCATAGCTAATGCAGTTGGTTCAAGTGAACTAGCAGATGATGCAGTAGATACTGCTGCTATTCAAGCTTCAGCAGTCACTACAAATGAATTAGCAACAGATTCTGTTAACACAAGTAAGATTATTGATCTAAATGTAACAAGAGGTAAATTAGAAGCTGATGCTATAGATAGTACTAAGTTAGCTGATAATGCAGTTAATTCCGAACACTATGTAGATGGTTCTATAGATCATGTACATTTAGCTAACGACATTATTGATGGAGATAATATACAAGATGATGTTGTTAACTCTGAGCACATAGCTGCTGGAGCGTTAGATAACGAGCATTATGCTGCTGGATCTATAACATCTGATAAGTTAAATGGTGCGACTGTTGTCACAGCTAGTGAGCAAGCAGCAGCAGCGTCTAACGATACATCTTTCTTAACTACAGCAGCAGCAGACGCTAGATTTTTTAACGTAAGTACTGGAGACACTATTAAAGATGGTGATTCATTTCCAGATAACGATACAACTATTGCTACAACCGCAGCTATCAATGACAGAATAATTGATCTTGTTGATGATGTTGGTGGATTTGTACCAATAGCTAATGAAACAAGCTTTCCTACATCTAACCCTGATGTAAATAATGGTACTGGAACTATAGTCTCAGTATCCGCAGCATCTACTAATTTAGTTCCAAGTGGAACTACAGTTACGATTGCAAATGGTAGAGGATCTGGTTTAGCAGTTATTATCACAGGTGTAAGTGCTACCATACCTTCGGGCTTTGGATTCTTAGTAGAAACAACTACTACAGCTCATACATACACATTCCATAGATTATCACCAAAATCAACAGAGGTTACAACTGTAGCTGGTATATCTAGCGATGTAACAACTGTATCTGGTATAGCTAGTAACGTAACGACTGTAGCTGGTATTAGTTCTAATGTGACATCAGTAGCTGGAAACTCAACTAACATTAATGCTGTAGCTGGAAATGCAACTAACATTAATGCTGTGGCAGCAGATGCCTCAGATATAGGCATAGTAGCAGCCGATGGTACTGACATAGGATTAGTAGCAGGGTCTATAGCTAATGTAAATACCGCAGCAACAAATATAGCAAGCATAAATAATGCGTCTGCCAATATATCCTCTGTTAACAACTTTGGAGATACATATCAAGTTGCATCTTCTAACCCATCACAAGATGGTGGTGGTAATGACCTTGCAGAAGGAGACTTATATTTTAATACTACTGCTAATGAACTTAAGGTTTATAACGGTGGATCTTGGCAAGGTGGTGTAACAGCTAGTGGTAACTTTGCAGCTACAACTGGTAATACATTTACTGGAGATAACGTATATAATGATAATGCTAAACTTAAACTTGGTACAGGATCAGACCTAGAAATATTTCATAATGCCAATGACTCTATAATTAATGATGCTGGTACTGGTACTTTAAAAGTACAAAGTGGTGGTAATACAAAAATAGAAGTTACTGGATCAGGAGCTGCTGTTACAGGTAACATAACTGTATCTGGTAACGTAGATGGTCGTGACGTAGCTGCTGATGGTACTAAGTTAGATGGTATTGAAAGTTCAGCTACAGCCGATCAGACTGCTGCTGAGATTAGAACATTAGTTGAATCCGCATCAGATAGTAATGTCTTTACAGACGCAGATCACAGTAAGTTAAACGCTATAGAAGCTTCTGCAACAGCAGATCAGACAGCAAGTGAAATTAAAACTTTACTTAATAGTGATGGTATTGTTAACGCAAACGTAGATGCAAGTGCAGCGATAGCTGGGACTAAGATATCTCCTAACTTTGGCTCGCAGAATATAGCTACAACAGGAACTTTAGGTTCTAATGATATAACAATTTCAGATTCTACACCGAGACTTACTTTTAGCGATAGTGACAATAATCCAGATTATCAAATAAAAGTTAATGTTGGTCATTTTGTTATTGAAGACGCTACAAATACTATTGATAAATTTAAAATTAATAGTGATGGTCATATTGACCTAATTGGGAATGTTGATATAAGTTCTGGTCTTGATGTTACAGGAAATATCACAGTATCAGGAACAGTTGATGGTATTGACATAGCTACAGATGTTGCAGCTAACACAGCTAAAACAACTAACGCTACTCACACAGGAGACGTTACAGGTTCTACATCTTTAACAATTGCTAATGATGCAGTTACTACAGATAAAATACTTGATGATGCAGTAACAGCAGATAAGTTAGCTAACTCAATCAATACAGCTATAGAAGCTAACACAGCAAAAGATTTAACAGCTTTAAATGCTAGTAATCTTACATCTGGAACAGTACCAACAGCAAGACTTGGAAGTGGAACAGCAAATAATACAAACTTTTTAAGAGGTGATGGTAGCTGGCAAGTTATTGCAACTCCAACATTAGATGCTCCTGTAATAACTGGAGGATTAGAAGTTGCAGCTAGTGCAGCAGTAACCCATACAATTTCTAATTTTTCTGATGATGTTACTTATGCTTTTACCCCAACTAACTGCACAATTGGAACAGTAAATGCGTCAGGACAATTTACAGTAACAGCAGCAGCTAGTGGAACTCCTTCCTATATAGTAAAAGCTACAACTACATCTTTAGGTTTAGATGATTCAAGTAATACAACTAAAACCTTTACTCTAAAGTTATCAGCACCAACTTTAAATAGTCCAGCTAATGTTCCTGCAAACACAAACGTAGCTTATACGATTACTTCAACAGATGGCACTGACGACAGATTAATTCTAGATCTTGGATCAGCTAACTTTACTTTTGTAAGTGTATCTCATGGTTCAGGAACTAAAACAGGTAATACTGTTGTAGTAACAGGTTTTACTACGAATAATCCTGTTGTTACTGTAACTTTCACAGCAGACGCAACTTATTCAGTAAAAGCTAAAGCACAAAAAATAGACGGAAGTGCTGCTGATTCAGATTTTTCAGCAACCGATAGTATAACAATTGCTGATACTTATTATGCTGCTACAGGTCCAGATGGAGCTAATGGTGTAACTTCTGGAGATTATGTATACCATAAGTTTACATCATCAAAAACAGGTTCTAATGGATTTGTTGTATCTCAAGCTGGTACAGGATCACATGTTAATACGCTTGAATATTTAATTGTTGCTGGAGGAGGTGGCTGTTCGGGCGACCTTAGCGGTGGCGGTGGTGCTGGTGGTTATCGTTTACTCACTGGTAAAAGTATTGCAACAGGAAACCATAACGTAACTGTTGGTGGTGGAGGACCAGGCACTGGAACTAATGGTGCAAATGGTGTTAAAGGATCTAATAGTTCATTTAATAATGATTCTTCTACTGGAGGAGGTTTAGGAGTTAACGAATGTGGAACTTCTGCTACTCATGGAAACGGTGGTTCTGGAGGAGGTGGTTCTAACTGTAACAGAGCCTTATCGCAAGGAAATGAAGGTGGTTATTCACCAGCAGAAGGTCACGCAGGCGGATTGGGTATTGATCCCGGCAGTGGCGGACGTGGCGGCGGCGGCGGTGGTGCTGGCGGTGCTGGCGGTGCTGCTACTGGCTCTGCTGTAGGTGTTGGAGGTAATGGTTCTAACTCAGCCTCAACTTATGCTTCAGTTCTCTCTTGTGGAGAAAATGGTTACTTTGCTAGTGGTGGATGCGGTGGTACTTCTAATTATGGTACAACTTCAGTTGTTGCACCCGATGGTGGAGGAGCTAATAAAGCATATGCCGTTGGTAGTACTAACTCTAACGGACAAAGTGGTCTAGCCAATACAGGTGGAGGCGGAGGCGGAGCTTCTTCTTCCCACACTGGTACTGCCAATAATGGTGGTGCTGGTGCTAGCGGTATAGTTTTAATTAGATATAAATTCCAAAATTAATTATGGCACATTTTGCAGAAATAGATGAAAACGGACTCGTTAAAAGAGTTATAGTTGTTGATGATAAAGATTCAGGAGGAGGTGACATAGCACAAGAAGCTATAGGTGCTAAGTATCTTGCCGATGGTTTTGGTGGTACTTGGAAACAAACTTCATATAATCATAATTTTCGTGGTAGGTATGCAGGCATAGGCGACACTTATGACGCAACTAAAGATAAATTTATGCCACCTAAACCTAGTGAATCGTATACATGGAATGATTCTAAATGTCAATGGGATGATCCTGCTGGTATGCCTAGTGACGGAAAATCTTATGTTTGGTGGGAAGCTGAAAAGAAATGGGTAGAACGAGCCGATGATGCTCCTTGTAAATTATGCGAGGAATAAAAAGCTAAACGTGGAAATACCCACTATAATATTACCTGACCCAATACCACTTAAAACAATATCTATACCTCTACCTACAGCAGATGTACCTTCTTACACTCCTATGGTTGTACCTCCTAGTAATTTACAAACAGAAGAAGAACCTGAAGGTACTACATCTGAAAAAGAAGAGCCGGAAGCACCCGGAATGAGGCAAATAGACATACCGTTTACAGACAAACAAATGCCGGTACCTGAGACTGAGATCTTAGTAACGGCTACCACAACTGCGGTTGTGTCGGTAGCAGCAACACTTACAGCTACAGCAGCTTTTAAATATGTTGTAACTGCTATGAAACCAATACTTAAAACAACATGGAAGAAGATAAGCCAGTCAAGGAAAAAGGATTCTTAGGAAAAGTAAAAGATATAGCCGAGGACAAAGAACATCAAATAGAATTTCTGGGAACAGTAGTTAGATTAGGCGTAGTTGTTTGGTCTGGCTTTATTATTACTATGAACTATGTTGACATTCCTATGGTTAAAAAATCTGGTAACTCAGATATAACTTTCGTAGCCAGCGTATTTACTGGCGCACTAGCCACATTCGGTTTGACAACTGGAAAAAATGGCAATAGTAAAACACCACCAAACTGCCCAATGGTAAAAAAAGACAAACCAAAAGTATGAAAAAATTACTCATACTCTTAGCGTTGTTATCACCCGGCATAGCTAGAGCAAATACTGTCACTCCTCAGTTTACAACTGGGTCTATGAACAGTACGACTACTACAACTCAGACTATAGTAGAGACAGAACAGGTCCAAGTTTTTGGAGCTGCTGTAAATACTTGGTCAGGTACAAATGTAACTCCGTCAGCAGATATTGCTACCAGTGGTACAACATTTTCTGTAACTAACACAGCAAATCCATGGAGTTTAGAAACAACAACAAGAGCAGCAGGCATAGTAGAGCAGCGCGATTATACTCGCAATTACACAATAAACTCTACTACTACGTCGCTCTCTGTATTCTCACAGTAAGCCCAGCGTTTGCTGAAGGAGACACAAATAATTCATCCAACCCAGTCGCCGCCGCGACCGGAAATGTCACAAATCAAGCTGTACAATTTCAAAATAATGGAGCTCCAAGCCGACAATCCTTTGGTGGCAACGTTTCTTGCAATGGCAGCACGATGACATTTAGCCCATTTTACATGGGTAATGATACAGAACCACAAACAGAAGATGGTTATGTTATCTCAGAAAACTGGGGGTTTCAGATAAACTTTTCTGTACCCCTAAACCGAGACTTGACAAAGCAATGTGAACGCATGGCTGAGTCTAAGATTCAAAAGGATCGTCTTGACTATGAGCTGGTACGTGCTCTAAAATGTGCCGAACTACAAAGATTGGGTTTCACCCTGAGACCCGGATCACGGGTAGAGCATATGTGCTCTGACGTGATACCTATACAATTAACAAACAAATAACATGTTAGCACTCGTAAAACCATTCGTATTATCTGCACTTAGATCACCTAAATTTAAGACATTTGTCGTTGAATTATTAGAAAAGCTAGTAGAGCAGAGTGATAATGAGCTTGATGATAAAGCTCTAG